CCATTTATTACAGATATGCCAGCCGAATCATATCCCCTATTTTGCAATTGAATAAGACCGCCAAGTATTAAATTATAAATATTTTCTTGCGCATTAGTTAGTACAATTCCGAAAATGCCACACATTTATACTTTCAAATATTTTATTTCGGCGAATTCACCTAATTTGCTGCAAATAGTATTTAGCAAAATAATATATTAAATTTTAATCTATTAGATAAATAATGAAACCAAGAATAAGGCAAACTAATCCCACAAACGGAACGTGTACCAATGCAATGACCAGTTGTCACAAGGGAGGAATCAAAATCAGAGATACAGGCAATGGATCCGCACTAAACCCACTTGCAAATGTAAACCCCTTTGAAAACCCAAATGAAGAGAGAAATGTGGTACCCGTCTACGACAAGGCGGATTATTCGCGACTGGACCTAAACATTGACAACTATTCGCGGGATGACCTATTCAAACTGTTTGGTCTTAAAAGCGCAAACCTAAGCGAGAACGTTATGAAGGAATGCAAAAAACTGGTATTAAAAACGCACCCCGACAAATCCCGGCTGGACGAGAAGTACTATGTTTTCTTTGCGAAGGCATATAACAAGTTAAAGGGCGTCTATGATTTCCAAAATAAAATGCAAATGAAGAAAACTGCCGATACAAATGAATATTTTGACCGAGACAACGGGGCCGTTTTAGAAAAGGTATTTGACACAAACGAGAAGCTAAAAGAGCCGCGCAATTTTAACAAGTGGTTTAACGACCAGTTTGATAAGCATAAGCTGGAGGACCCTAATGAAACCGGCTATGGTGGGTGGCTCAAATCCGACGAGGATATCGTTTTTACTGCCAACGTAACCAAAGCAAATATGGCGTCCGAAATTGAGAAACGGAAGAAGGAAGTACAAACTCTCACTACATATACTGGGGTCAAGGACCCGTACGCATCTACCTTTGGAGGGTCATCGCTAATGGCATATGACAGCAACTTCACTTCTGGTTCTCTCTTTACAAGCGACGGAATGGGTTACACTGATTTGCGGCAGGCATACGTTGAGTCTGTTATTCCCGTAACCGAAGATGACTATAGGAAAACGAAACAATTTAGAAGTGTGGATGAATACAAGCGACACAGGGACTCGGTGAATACCGTGCCACTGAGCAAGGAGGAGGCTATGCGCCAATTATTTAATGAAAATAAACAGAAAGACGAAGAGTCCGCTGCACTGGCATTCTATTACGCTCAACAATCCGAGAAGGCGGCGAAAAATCAAGACAGCTTTTGGTCGGGGCTAAAACAGCTCACAAATAAGTAAATGGACAAGTAAACGAATAAGTTGATAAATAAGTAAATAAGCAAAAGATCTAAAAAGTTAATCTGCCTCTATTGTAATGACAACCAAATTTGAAAATGGATTATTTATTTTTCGGCGCGACTTTAGAATAATAGACAACAATGCGCTGAACCTATTAAATGAACGATGCGACAAGGTTTTTACTATATTTATCTTTACGCCTGAGCAGGTTGGCTCTGGAAACAAATACAAATCAGACAACTCTGTTCAGTTTATGATTGAGTCGCTCCAAGACTTGGCCGATCAAATATCGCGGGCCGGCGGTCGTTTGTACACATTCTATGGTCATAATGATGAGATTGTGGAACAATGCATTCAGGATTTTAAAATTAATGTGGTATGCTATAACCTGGATATTACGCCCTACGCTAAGGAACGCGATGACAAAATTGTCAAAGTATGCGAGCGCACCAAGACCTATGTGATGTACGATCACGACTATTACCTGCACGAACCAGGCGTCATTGTGAATGCGACTGGCGGGCAATATCAGAAATTTACACCCTATTACGAGGCGGCACTTAAATTGAAGGTTGACCCACCAGCGCGGGCGAGGAAAATGCGGTTTGCACAAACCACCGCACATATTGCAAACAGGATTGGTCTAACCGAGGCGATACATAATTTTACACATATAAATCTGGACATTTTAGTGCACGGTGGAAGGAGCAACGCATTAAAACAGCTGAAGATAGCCGCCAAAAATATCCAAAACTACCCAGAGACCCACAACTCATTGAATCATCCGACAAGCCAGTTAAGCGCCTTCATCAAATTTGGCTGCGTTTCAGTGAGAGAAGTGTACAAGGCATTTCGGACGAAGCGCGATTTTATCAGACAGCTATATTGGAGAGATTTTTATGCGAATATTTTATACTTCTTTCCGCATGTTTTGGGTCACGCAATGAAGCCAAAATATGACAAGGTAAAATGGCACTACAATACGCGATGGTTTGATGCATGGTGTAATGGCACTACTGGGTTTCCAGTAGTGGATGCAGGCATGCGGCAATTAAATAAAACGGGATATATGCATAATCGTGCGCGTTTGATCGTGGCATCATTTTTGGTTAAGACGCTGCTTATTGATTGGCAGAAGGGTGAGCAATATTTTGCATCCAAGCTAACGGACTATGACCCTGCAAGTAATAACCTAAACTGGCAATGGTGCGCGTCAAGCGCGGTTGATAGCCAGCCATATTTCAGAATTTTTAACCCGTGGAGGCAGGCCGAGAACTTTGACCCTGAATGCGACTACATCAAAGAATGGGTCCCAGAACTGGCGGCGCTTCCCGCTAAGGATATCTTGAATTGGGAGACAAAGTGGTCCGAGTTTCCCGACATTAGTTACCCCAAACCAATATGCGATTATAATACTCAGAAAGAAAAGGCGCTTGAAATGTTGGGAGCAGTTTTCAAATAGAAACGTCGAGTGAGGGTCGTTAAAATAATCAATTTATTATTCACCTCTATAATAAATGGATTCCGCCGCAATTTTATTTAACAAAGAGGGGCTTTTATTTTCACGGGTCGCTCAAAATCAATATAGACTGACCTTTAATATACAGAACAACAACATCATTCTTGCACAAATTATAGATTTTAGTCTAATTAAGCTTATTTTTGACCTGAATACGGATATATACGAGAGGGTTAATGTGTCTCCCGTTTCAGACACCGAAGTGGTCGCTACGCTGCTCATGAAACACCTATTTGAAGACCTCGGTTTGTCGCAGAGGTTCTCCCACATTCGTGTTACAAAGGCAATCGGGGAGAGAAGTATTATATTCAACGCGCAATCTATTAAGGGCGTTAGGCCCGATGGTATGCCCGCAGATGCTGAGCCGGTTGCAATTCGCGAGTTAACGTGCGCATGCAACATCGTAACGCCCCATGCAATCGCCTTTGTCGTAGATGTTACATTTGACCGGGCCACGACAATACCGCAGTTTGTGGAAAAAATCGTCGGAACAGTTTTATTCAAAATATTTAGCCGCGTAAAACAGTTTATAGAAAACGTAAGGCTATAATATAGTATAGTTTAATGGGCTACCTTAAAGAATTTCGCTTTTTATTCAATGTTGTATTTATTCTTAGTTCCGAGTGTGCAATGTATTGTATATTTAGGGATTATGCCAAATTCATTCACGGCATTACACACCGACTCGCGCAGATAAACATCCTGTATGTCAAGGTATTTCAAGCTATTGCACTGAATAATAATTTTATCGACGATAAGCTGAACAAACAGCTGTTACGATTTACAGATAATGCCCCGTGGACTATAAAGGACATTAATATACCTGTTCTTGTAGACATTAGCGAAAAATATAACCTCGTCATGGAAAATGGATACGAAACACCTATTAACTCGGGCATGATTTCCCTCGTTTTCAAAGCATATCACCGCGGCACGATGGCTCCCATGATTATAAAAATGAAACGCGTCAATATTGACGGCCAATTGAATGACGCGATAGAAAACCTGAGAACGGTGCTATATTTTCTCTCCTTTATCCCGCTATTTGACAAATACCGGCTGGCCGAGTTGGTCAATAAAAACATGGACCTTGTTCGGCAACAAACCGATTTCATGGAAGAGGTTAAAAATACAAATACAATGAAGGAAAATTGCAAAAGATTGAAGTATGTCAAGATACCCACAATAAACAAGGAGGTCACCGAAAAATACCCAAATTGTATCCTGATGGAATACATTAATGGTGTGAAAATTACTGAGATACGGGAGGAGGACTATGACGGGTTTGCGAAGCAGGTCTTGAAATTGGGAGTGGTGACGACCCTTATTCATGGGTTTGCACACGGAGACTTACACGGAGGGAACATATTATTCATTAAAGACGCAGATGATGAAAAATACAAATATAAGTTGGGAATAATTGATTTCGGAATTGTGTATAATATTGATCCGGAATACAGGCATCTCTTGTTTGAGGTCGCTACCAAGGCGCTGGATATGCCTGCGATAGAGATGGCAACCAAACTGTTAAACTCGAGTATGATAGACCCACCCAATATTTTTCAGCAAATACCTGCAGTCCACCGTGATAATATTATTCAGTTTACGGGTAAGATTATAGATGAAACCATTCATCAGTCTAAACAGGCGTGTCAGGCGCAAGTATATCGGTTTCTCAAGATGATTACTGAGTATTTAAATACGGCGGATATTGCTGACATTGGCATAAGACCGAGCGACAATTTAATTAAGACACAAATGGTGTTGGCGATGGCCCATGGAGTAACGATGACGCTGTGCCGAGGTGACTTTATTCCATTTGCTGAAAAGGTCATGAATGAATTATTTCACACTGACATAATCATGTAAGCAAGGTGTAAGTATAAATATTATTGATTTATTATCTATCATATTTATATGTCCAATCTTTCAAATAAATCTCATGATATAATTATTATTGGTGGCGGTATTTCGGGCCTTTATAGCGCATATAAAATTTTACAAATGGCGCCTGAAACCAAATTATTAGTTCTTGAACGTTATAAAAAACACTGGCTCGGCGGCCGAGCAGGAAACGAAATGTTTCAAGGAACCATGGTGGTGAATGGTGCAGGTGTTGGCCGCAAAGAAAAAGATTACTTGCTAATTAACTTATTACATGAACTTAAAATACCGTATGATGAGGCTCCTGCCACACACAATTACGCATCTACTATTTCTTCTCCATGTAATGTCAAAAAAGTATTTAATGTATTGAAAAAACATTTTAAAGACGCAACGAGTAAGGGACCGATTCGGAAAACATTTAGGGAGTTTGCGTTGCCTATTTTGGGCGCAGACATGTACAAACATTTTACCGTTTGTTCTGGATATACGGACTACGAAAATGAAGATATACACGATACCCTCTATCATTATGGGTTTGACGATAATTATGCCAACTGGACAGCTTTATACATTCCATGGAAACAACTCATTGACACACTTTCTAAAAAGATTGGTCTGAAAAATATTCGCACATCCAGCAATGTGGATTATATTGAAAACCCATCTCCGTGCAATTTCGTTGTTCATACAGATAAAAATGTCTCCTATTCATGCAATAAAGTTATTTTAGCAACTACTATTCCTAGTGTTCTAAAACTGGTTCCAGGCGCAAACGATAAAAACAGCATTTATCAACAAATTCATGGACAAGCATTTCTGCGTTTATATGGAAAATTTTCAAAACAATCCATACAAATTATGAAAGAATACGTTCATGGCCTAACGATAGTTCCA